TGAAGCACACCATATAGCTATTTTTATAGATGATGCTGTAAATTATTTATCAACCCAGAAAGATAGTATGAGAGCATTTCGTAAGCTTATCATGAACGGCCGACATATTTTAGGTAATAACTCATCAGTAGGCACATTTCTAGTTTCTCAGAAATTAAGAAGCATTCCTTTATCAATAAGATCTCAAGCAAATTCTATTTACTTTTTTAATTCTACTAAAGCCGAAAAATTAGTAGTTCAAGAAGAGTTCATACCTTTAGATAAGCAACCTTCACAGAAAATTATGGATTATGTGTTTCAACAACCATATACTTTTTTATTTATTAATAATAATTTACCAATTAAACAAAGAATATTTAATAACTTTAATCAATTAATTTTTGAATAATTATTTTAAAAAGTTTGTATATATTATAAATGGAACCTTCGACGATTGCTATATTATCAACTGGTATATTGAATTTACTAGCAACGCTTAGACAATCTAGATGCACTGATATACATTCAGATTGTTGTTATGGTTTATGTTCGCTAGGAATTGAACGAGATGTAGTTGAAGCAACACCAGTAGAAGAAACTACACCTAATTCTAATACAATTTAATTAAATTTTAATTAAAGTCTAATTAAATTTAATTTAAAGTCTAATTAAATTTAATTTAAATTTTTTTTCTAAAGTAATATTATATGAACCCTTCTCAAGTTAAATATTCGCAAAGTGCAGTGGAGGCTGTGGCCGCTGAAGCAGAGCTCATTATTTTTAGAAGTGAGCTTCCAAGTTATAACCCAGCAAATAACAAATTTGTTAGGATTAACCTTCCAGTTGCTCCCCAAGGATTTATTGATTTCAGTGATACTGTATTATCTCTTAAATTTACCAATCGTTCGCATATTACCGATACGGCTTCTGCTACAAATGCCGCTGTTCGCACTCAATTATCTAATCTAATCAAAAGTGTATCAATCCTTAACCAAGACTCCGAACAAATAGAATATATAAATAACTATAATTTATGTGTTAATATTTTAGATGATTATACGATGTCGGTCGGCAGGAAACGCTCAGTTGATAGTATCCTAGCAGGCGGTTCAGCGTCAGGCGACCCTAATGAAGCTACAGAGATTAATGGTTCTACTACTACTGCCGCTGCCGATGGTTCTTCCAAAACCCTATGTGATGGATTAATGACTGGCTTTACTAGTGGTCAATTCTTATCACCATTAGGGTTTTTAAAACAAGGCGTCCCTTGTGCTATTGTTCTAGAATTAGAAGACCCAGCTACCGCACTTAAATTTAAAACAACTGGAGATGTTCATGCTACACCAGCATACGCCGTAAGTGATGTTCAACTTCGTGCTAAACAAATTAAATTCAACTCTATGTTCAACGCAACTTTTATGACATCTATGGCTCAAGCTGGTTCTACCGGCATACATTATGTCACGGAAAGCTTCCTACATACACAAAACGCTTTAAATTCTGGGGTTAGTGGAACTCAAAATGTTAATTTCTCTATGAACCCAAGATCCGCTAAATATCTTGTAGTATGTCATCGCTTAGAAACTGATGTTACCGATAAAGATAAACTCTCTCTTGGAACTCGTAGTTCTGCTGCTATCACACAATACTCGATGGAGCTTAATGGCCGTCAAGTTCCCAGCCAACCAATTGAAGTTTCTAACACTAATATATCGCAAGCTTACTCGCAAGTTTTAGATGCCTTTGGACAAATAAATAATATGTCGCACCAAAATCTTATTAACTCTGCGGCAGCAAATACTTCTTTCTACTCGGCAACACAAGGCGACGCTACTAAATATATCTCTGCTCTCGTATTAGAAGACTTTAACTCAGCGACCAACAGTAACACTTACTCTGGATTAGACCTCTCGGCAAATTCTACTATGGCATATCGCCCAGTAATAGGCACATCTCTATCTGGAGCATATCGCCTTGACCTTATCTGTTCAATTGATATCAGTTTCCATTATACTGCCGATGGTCGGTGCTTCTCAGTTAAATAAATTATTTAATAAAAAATGATTTACTTTAATAAAAAAAAATATATATATTAATAATATAATGTCGTTTATTACACAAGGCGCCGCAGCAATCGCAAGAAATGCTGGTAAAATCGCTAAAGTCGTTAAAGGAATTAAAAATAGTGGCCCAGCATTAGTAAAAGGTATTAAAAGTTCTGGAGTAGCTATTGGTAAGGGATTAAAAAATTCTGGTGCAGCTTTAAGTAGGGGTGCTACGGCTGTAAGCTCTGGTGCTACTGCTGCCGGTCAATCAATAAAAAATACAGCTTCTTCTGCTGGTGCAGCGATTAGTAAAGGCGCTTCAAAAGTAAAAAAACTATTCACTCGGCCACAAGGCGTAGTAAAAGAAGTAGTAATCAAAAAAGGTGGGCCTCCAGTAAAACCCATTTTAAGAACAAGAGTTAGAGAAGGTAACTTTAGAGTAGCTGGAAAATTTGATGAAACAATACCTAGTGGTTTAAAAAATATTCAAGATATTCCTAAAAAAGGAATTCCTAAACAAGTTTTAACTAAAACTGAAAGATTAAATAAAGCAAGAGATACATTCAAAACGGCTGTTGTAAAACCACAGAAAAATATGGCATATATATAATAATAATTTTATTCTATAATAAAAAAATATTATTAATAGTATATATATAATGAGTGGATTAGTAGAACAAGCCGTAACGAGTGCCATTCGTGGTGGAATAATTAAAGAAGCAGTCAAACAAGTAGGTGCGGCCGTTGGTCGTGGAATAAAAAGTAGTGCTCCAGCAAAGGCAATTAAAGGAATTGTTAGGAGTGGTGCTGGTGTAAAAGCAGTAAGAGGCTTAAAGTCCGCTGCTAGCACAATTAAAAATGTAATTCCACAATTATCTAAAAGTGTAAAACTTGTTTTAACATTACCAGCGGGATTTGGGACAAGAAATACTATGAGAGTGTTTTATAATAGCATGAGAAATAATTTAGGTAAAATATCTAAAAGTGTTCTTAATACAGATGCCGCTGAACGCCTCTCAACAAGATTAACAAAAATTTTATCAGATAAAAAAAAGCGTGAAATTTTACTTACTATATTTGAAAATGCTAGAGCTAATGAAACTTGGGGTGCGATGTTTTCTAGATATGCCGGACAAGGGAAAGACTTAATAGCAAGTATAATGCAAACAGGGGCAGAAAATGTTATCATTGATCAGACGGCGAATTACACAAAGGCTGCTGTGGTTTCTGTAGGAGGAACTATAGCGACAGCTGGCACGACCGCTGTAATTGTAAATAGCACTGATAAAAAATAATAAAAAGTAAAATAAAATTCATAAAAAGTAAAAAAATTCATAAAAAGTAAAAAATTAACTATTTTTTTTTACATATATATAAATAATTCTAGATTTATGCGTATTACACGCTAAAATTATGCTAAAAAATTAATAAAAATATATTTTTATGTGTAATATAGCATTTGTCTAGACAAAATAACGCATAAATCTGTTGTAATACGCATTATTTTACCAAAATTAACGAAATTTAAACTTTAAAGTAAAAAATAATATCTAATATATAATATATAATGAAAAAAACACTTGTTAAAAAACCAGCTCCAAAGGCGAAAGACCAGATGAAGAAAGGTCCTTCAGTAAAGGAAAAAATTACAAAAATACTAGCAGATGAAGTTAAAAAAAAAGCAAAGACCCTACAATCAAAAGTTAAAGGCAAAGTTAAAGGCAAAGCTGAGAAAGTCAAAGCTATGGTAAAAAAAGCAGACAAAAAAATCGCAGCCAAAATAAAAACGAAAGTCGATAATCTAGGCAAATCTTTTTTTAATAATCTTTTTAGTGGTCCTTCTCTAAAGGGTGCTTTACTATAAATCCTTTAATAAAGTAACATTATCAGTATCGTTTTCAAATTCAATAAAAATATGTTTTAAACACTTCATCGAAGTTTGATGTCTAGGTAAATTACTTCTATTAACGATTGATTTACATATATCACATTCTACTTTACTATTATTTCTTTTTAAAATTTTTTGTTTATTATTTTTATAATACTTATTTTGTCTAGCATATCTGATACTGTTATCCTCCATTCTTATATATATATGTAATATTCATTTTAAACTATTTATTTATATAAAGTAAATTAAATATGAAAATACTTATATTTAAAAATAAACTATTTAAAAATATAATTACATTATAGATATAGAT